CGTTTCTCAGGAGCTTCATCTGGGTTTGACTTGTAATCCCATTCGATGACTTTCCTATCGACAACCAGACGATGCTGGTTAAGGACAGGCTCAAGAGAATCAATAATCCTATCTTCCTTTCTAACATTAGCTCTTACCTCTTCTATGTCTATACCTAGTCCAGTTTGTTGAAGGTGTTTTTTAAAGAGTTCTGCAACAATGCCATCTCCGAAGTTAGTCTCGATAACAAGTTTAGTAACTCCATACTTTCTACATCCTCTAAGTATGTTGAGCAAGGTATCGTCAGAGTACCCGTCTCTGTATGCACGCATTTCATGCAGGTATAGGAATCCATTCTTTTGGGAAAGGAAAGCTGCTGATGTCTCATCCGTTCCTCTACCCGACGGATCAACGGAGCATATAGTTTCGCTGTATTCGGTCCACTCTCCTTGAAGCTGCATCGGAGAATAAAAATAATCTCCTGGTAAGCCGACAGTGGGTAGTTCTTTAATGACGTTTTGGGGATCTGAGCACCAGACAATTCTATCGGGAGCAGTATCTTTATTAATACTGGTAACGATAAGATCAGCCATCTTAAGTGGGAATTTTTCTGCATCAGATAAACTTGTGTCTAGTTGGAACTGAAGCATGTAGTTACTACGTCCCATAGCAGCTTCACGTTCTAGAAGATCTTCATCACCAAATCTGTCTGGATCTGTTACTGACCATTCATCTACACCTTTCTCTACATCTTCTTGTATCTGTGGTGCTAGTAATCCTTCGTACTGGGATAGCTTATCTTTTCTGGGGTATCTACTGGGCCAAACGAACGGACGGTAGTTACGCTCAGCCAACTTACGATAAACAGTAAAGGTAGTCTGAGGAGTCCCAAGATACATAATACGGCTATCGCTTTTTGGCGTGAGGATAGATTCCGCTTCAGTACAGAGTTGAAGAAGTTTTTCACGCATCAACTCCGTCATGCTGTTTCCTGGGACTTCTATGTCGTCTAGAATCATTAAGTCTGCCCGTGAGCCAGTAAGTTGCCCAGTGATACCAACGCTTTTTACGCTTGGAGCCTGATGAGGCGAGCATTGTACGTCGAAGGAGATACGACTCCACCTTGCCTCGTCGCTTTTTGGTTGAAGGTGATTTAACCATGGTGTTTCAATGATTAGTTTTTGTAAGAAGATAGACATGTTATCTGCACGTTCTTTAGACGCTGAGATAATCATTATCTTTCTTTCTGAATCTTTAAACAGAGTCCACAAGACAAAGGCTCCAGTAATCCAAGATTTTCCGACTCCTCGGAAGGCTTGAATTTGAAGACGCTTTGGTCCGTGTTGTAGATAGTCTGCTATAGAAAATTGTGCTCTAGTTGGAGGAGGTAGATCAAGCTGATCCCATAATGCACTCAGAAACAGCTTGAAATCGTCCTGTAGAGCCTCTAAAGGGTTCTCCATGTGTGTTTTATCATGCACGTGGCATTACGCCCGTTGGAGTGACGATTTTGTGGAACTGATCAAGCTGTAAATGTTTAAAAGCTTCATCAGCCATTCCGAATTTTCCAGGAGCGTCTAATTGTTTACTAAAAGTATTACCACCACCTGCTCCTACTTTAAGATTAGATTTAGGTTTAACTTTCATAATAGTTTGTTTAACAGGAGGAGTTTGTATAGTATTTAAAATTAAAGCGTTATTTGGCATATTAGGATTTGATGTTACTCCTTTAACTCCTTTAAAAATCCTTTGACCATATATACGTCCTTTTTGCGGTGTATCAGGGTTAAACTGCCATCTACCTTGTGGTAAGCTTTTTATATATTTTAAAGCTTTAGCTTTTAGGTCAGGAAATTTATATTTATCACCAGGATTTCTAATATCAATATATCCTGTACGTTCATCTGGTAAGTAGGTAGCTTCAAAGACACCATCAGGGCTTCTCCAAAAACCTGCACCATTAACAATATTACCTTTTAAAGCTCCAGCAATAATATTATTTAAAGACATATCAATAACCCTTTTTAGATAGTATATCTAATCGTTTTCCTCTTTCTTCAAGATAAGCTTCTTTAGCTTCTCTCATTTCTTTGTATTCCTTTGCATCAGCTTTGTCTTTTGGAGACTCATAGGTTGCTGTACCTGTAAATTCTTTTGCCATTAGCTGATATGATTTAGTATAAGTTGCTCTCTGGAATCGTTACGTCCAAATGTTTGACGCATCCATCGGAGCCAATGACTGCTACCTTTGCCCTGATTACACGCTCGACAGGCTGGGACCAAATTACTTGCAAGGCTTTCGCCACCGTTTGTTTTAGCTTTGACATGATCGAGTGTAAGTTCTGTAAGTTCATAGTTGTTTCCGCAATATACACACTGACAATTAAATTTCTCCTTAATGGCTTTACGCCACAAACGCTTTGCGTCAGGACTTGTCATGGTTATTAGGTTGTATAAATAGTGTTGTGGGCTAGGTAGTAGTGGGGTCATTTACGAATTTTAAGTCTGCTTTTACGGTTAATAGATGGAGACTGGGTTCTGCCTTCAGTAGTACTTCCTTTATAATGAGCAGCATCTTTGCCGTCATGGTTTCCGTAAGTACCAAGTTTTCTATTTAACTTGTTAGCATTGTTTTTAATTCGTTTACCTTTTTCTGTTTTTTGATAGGCACTTTGTTGTTTAAGCCTTTTTTTACGAGCTTCAGGATTCTTCCTGTAATACTCAGCTGTGCTTCCTGCCATACATTCTGCTCTGTACTAATTCGGGATCTACTTTAGGCATGATAGAGGCAAGCTTAGAAAGGTGATTACCTTCTATAGCTATGCCACTGATATCATTAGTTTTCAGCCATTCACAGGCTGCTTTTAAATCTTGAGTAGTTGCTTCGCCACTTTTCACCCTCTTTAGAAATTCTTTAGTGACGAGGTTATGTAATTCATTAAATTGGGCTTCAGTGGCTTTCTTCATTACTCTTTACTTCCTGGGAATAGATTACGTCTGACAATCTCTACTGCT